CTGGTACTGGGGAAACGTGCTGTTCGAGCTGTCCAGCATCNNCGTGCCGGAGAAAATGCCGGCCCTGATCGACCACGANAGNAGCGAGCGCGCGGGCTACGTCACCGCGTCCCGCGTCACCGAGCGCGGCCTGGAGATGGACGGTGTGCTGCTGTCGAACGAACACGGCCAGTCGGTCGCGCAGGACAGTGACGACGGCTTCCCCTGGCAGATGTCGGTTCACATCGACCCGGGCCGCATCGAAGAGGTGATGGCAGGGTCCACCGTCAACGTCAACGGCAAGGAGCACAACGGCCCCCTGACCGTATTCAAGGATTCGACTCTCAGAGAGGTCAGCTTCACCGCGACCGGCTGGGATTCGAACACCACCGCCACCGCAATGTCGCGGCCCAGTGGCGGCTCTCCCTCGCAACCCACCTCCACTGGAGAATTTTCCATGACCCCTGAACAGATCGCGGCCCTGCAGGCCGACAACGCCAAGCTGAAGGCCGACAAGGAAGCGGCCGACAAGATCGCTGCCGACGCGCAGTCCAAGCTGACCGCCTTCGCCAAGGAGCGCCGCACCGCCGACATCAAGGGCCTGTTCGCCCAGATCGGCCGCGATTACAAGGACGACGACGCCCAGGTGCTCGCCTTCGCCAACATGGACCAGGCCGGCTTCGACGTCACCGCCACGCTCCTGCGCGAGAGCGCCGCGAAGCAGAAGCCCGCCACCCCGGGCAGCGCCGCTCTCTTCGGCCACCAGGCCACGCAGGACGGCAAGGACGCCCCGACGCAGCCCGCCGCCAACCCGCTCCTGGCCGACGCGAAGCGCCGGGCCGAACAGTTCAGCCGGACCCACCAGACCGGCCACCAGTTCGCCAGCTGACCCGCTGACGAGAAACCCCACCACCACTCCACAAGGAAACTGACATGAATGGTCCCATCGTCAACGGGTCGATCCAGAGCGATTGGCTCAAGTTCGAAGAAGACGCGCGGTACAGCCGCGACAATATCACCGTGAAGAGCGGCTCGGGCAAGCTGGTCACCGGCGCCGTCCTGGCTGCCATCGCTGTCGGCGCGGCCGTCGCGGCCATGAACGCGGGCAACACCGGCAACGCCACGTTCGGCGCCGTCACCGTGGGCGCGGGCGCCGTCGAGGGCGTCTACACCCTGGTGTTCACCGCCGCCACCAAGTTCGATGTCGAAGACCCGGCCGGCGTGTACGTGGGTTCCGGTGCGACCGGCGCAGCCTTCGCGGCTGGCGGCCTCGGCTTCACGATCACCGCCGGCGCCACGCCCCACGTGGCGGGCGACAGCGCGACGATCACCGTGGCTCCGGGCACCGGGCTGATGGTCCCGTACGATCCGGACGGCACGCAAGGCGAACAGCACGCGGTCGGCATCCTGACCGACGCGGTGGACGCCACCAGCGCCAACGTGGCCGCCGCTGCCGTCGTGCGGCACGCCCACATCGCGCCCTCCGGCCTGGCCTGGGCCGACGGCATCACCGACAACGAGAAAGCCATCGCCCTGGCGGCCCTGAAGCTCCGGGGCATCCTGGCCGTCCGCGAGGTCTAACCAGCCTCCACCATCCGCCAACAGTCAACTACGAAAGCAACACCATGATTTTCGACCCGTTCAAGGATGGCTACTCGCTGGTCCAGCTGAGCGAAGCCATCAACCTGCTCCCGAACATGTACAGCCGCGTCGGTGGCCTGGGCCTGTTCTCCTTCAAGCCGCAGACCAACCAGACCGTCACCATCGAGATGAAGAACGGCGTGCTGGCGCTGGTCCCGATGACCGCCTGGGGCGGCCAACCGCCGAAGAACACGAGCGGCAAGCGCAACCTGCGTTCGTTCAACATCCCGCACACGCCTTTCGAGGACACGGTGATGGCCGCCGACGTCATGGGCGTCCGCGTCTTCGGCAGCGAGAACACCCTGGAGGCCGTGAACCAGAAGGTGAACGACAAGCTCCAGGAGATGAAGAACAAAATCGACCAGACGATGGAGTTCCGGAAGTTCATGGCCCTCAAGGGCTACCTGATGGACGCGGACCTGTCCATCGTGGAGAACTACTTCACGGCATTCGGCGTCACGGAAAAGGTCGTGTTCTTCGACCTGGACAACACGGCGGTGGACCCGCGCGAGAAGTGCATGGAGATCGTGCGCCACATCGAGGACAACGCGCAGGGCGAAGTCGTGTCGGGGGTTCACTCGCTGGTGAGCGGCGAGTTCTTCGACAAGCTGATCAAGCACCCGAAGGTGCGTGACGCCTACCTGGGCTGGGCCGAAGCGAAGAACGCACTGGGCGGCGACCTGCGGAAGGGCTTCACCTGGGGCGGCGTGATGTTCGAGGAGTACCGCGCCGTGGTGGATGGCCAGCGGTTCATCGACGCGGGCGAGGGCCACTGCTTCCCGCTCGGCACGCAACAGACGTTCGCCAACTACGGGGCGCCGGCCGACTTCGTGGAGACGGTCAACACCATCGCGCTGCCCTACTACGCGCGCCAGCAGAACAAGGACTTCAACCGTGGCATCGATCTGCACGTGCAGGCGAACCAGATGCCGATGGTGGCCCGTCCCGCGCTGATCGTTCGCGTGTCGTCGGCGGCCGCGTAAGCCCACGCGCAGCCTGAAGGAGAAAGAGCCATGGCGACCGTGTATGTGACGGAGCAAGACCTGAAGGACCGCTTCGGAGATTCCGAGGTGGGTCTGCTGGCCGAACTCGGCCCCAGCGTGGTCGCCAAGGCCCTGGCTGACGCTTCCGAGGAGGCCGAAAGCTATGTGGCGGTGAACTACACGCCGCCACTCCCCAATATCCCGGCCCCGCTCAGAGCAGCGGCGGCCGACATCGCCCGCTACCGCCTGTACAAGGACCGCTCCACCGAGGAGGTCAAGTACCGCTACGAAAAGGCGGTGGAGTGGCTGGTGCGCCTGTCGAAGGGCACCGTCAAGCTGACTTTCGACCCGGCGCTGACCGTGGAAGAAAAGGCCGAGGTGGTCACGCCGGCCGAAGCGGCAGTGGTCGGACACGCCACTGGCGGAATCTTCAGCTCCAGCGTGTTCGACACGATGCCGCTGAGCGATCCCGAGTTGTCGCCCACCCGGAGCACCGAGTTTTGATCGGCGTACGTGTCGCAGTCAAGCAGGGCTCAGTGCTGGAGGCGCTGGGCCGTTTGGCGTTGGATCGCGCTGACAAGCGTGAGATGCTCGACCAGATGGGCATCACCGTCGCGGAGAACACCCGGTTGCGCTTCCTGGACGGAGAGAGCCCGGAGGGTGAGCCCTGGGAGGAGTCGCTGCGGGTGAAGCTCCAAGGCGGTGAGACGATGCGCGACACCGGCGTGCTGATGAACTCGATCACGCACGTGATCATCGGCGACTCGGCGGTGGAGATTGGCACCAACGTGCCCTACGCTCACCCGCTCCACTTCGGCGCCACGATCCGGGCTGTCAACGGCCCTTACCTGCGCTTCCAAGTGGCGCGCGGCGGCCCTTGGGCGTCCAAGAAAGTAGTGGTGCTGCCCGCGCGGCCGTTCCTCGGGATCACCGACGAGGATGCGCGAGAGTTCGTCACCATCATCAACCTGTTTCTGGGGACACGCCAGTGATCGCCGACTACTTTGGCGTCGAGCCCGCCATCATCGCACGGCTCAAGGCGGAGGTCCCGGAGGTCCCGGAATCCCACATCTTCACCCCGTTCGGACTGGACGGGATGATGGAGAACTCGCAACCGTCGCCCTCGCTTCATGTCATCTACGCGGGTGACGCGGTGACGGGCGACGAGGTGGGTGCGCGGACGCGGCAGATCGTGGGCCAACGCTGGCTCGTGGTGCTCGCGGTGCGCAACGCCAAGGCGCAGCTCAAGAACACCACCGAGATTCGGACAGCGGCGGGAGTCATCATCCCGAAGCTGTTGAACGCTTTGCAGGGATGGGCTCCTGCCGAGTGGATGCGGCCGCTTGGTCGTGTGAGTGGCCCGGCAGCGGGCTACTCCTCTGCTTTCGCCTATTTCCCCTTCATGTTTGAAGGTCGCATCATCACCTGACAAGGAAACCCACCATGTACTTCAACGGACAAGGCAAACTCTCCATCGCGGCCCTGGACGCCAACGGCGTTCCCGGCGCCTTCCGCTGGCTCGGCAACGTGCCGGACTTCGCACCCGCGTTCGAAACCTCCAAGGTCGAGCACAAGGAATCCTGGAGCGGCCAGAAGCTCACCGACAAGAACTTGCCCACGGAGAACAAGGCCAGTTTCTCCGCGACCCTGGAAGACTGGTCGAAAGAA